GCACCTGCAGCATAACCACCAGGACTAGAAGAAGAGTTCCAACCATCTCTAACACTAGTAAAGATATCTCCTAGAGCACCAATACCTTGACCTGTGGCTTGATCTTGTAAACGATTTTGATTAGCAGCTAACTCATTAGCACTAGCCATGTTTAAAGGCTGTTGTGTAGCACCAGAAAGAGAGCCATATTGATTAAACAAATCTTGATAAGACTTTCTAAAGTAGTCTTGTCCTAAGTTACCATATGCAATCTGCTCTGCACCAGAAGCAACTTGTCCTGTTCTAGCTAAACCAGCTGCAAGAGAACGTTCACCAGATCTTAAACCACCCATGTAACCTGGAGTATTCATAACCTCATTAACAGCAGCTTGGTAACCACTTATACCAGGGGTACCTGCAGTAGGTTTAAATCCTGCTACATAAGTGTTATACTTTTTCTTACCAGAATTTCCTGAAATCTTATCCCAATCAGCATAACTTAAAGCAGTTGTTTGAGCAGGAGTACCTGGAGTTCCACCATACCCCATTAAAGTATTTAAACGTGCTCCATACTGAGGTCTAGATGCAGCAAAGTAGTCAAAGTAGGCACCATTAGCGGTATTACCTTGGCCACCACCTCCGCCTCCACCTATCATACCACCTATTATGCCAGCACCTTTTAACCAAGGATTACCAGTAATAGAACCTACTACTCCTGCTACTCCTGCAGCTTTTTTTAGAAATTTTCCGAATCCCATGATAATACCTTTTTAATTAGTTGTCGCCAACAGTTAAATCCATCTCCATAGCAGCGAGACGAATGAATGTTGCGTCATTGTTAAACATCTCATATGCTCTACGACGAGTAACACCATTCTGAAATAACACAGGACGTGAGTCACTTAAGTTTACACTACGATACATAGACCAGTTCTGATAGTCATTATCAGTGTGCCTAATCCTAAGTACAGTATTTACTTTATCTCCAATCATCTCAACACGAATGATTGTTTTACGGAATTGAGTATCAGCATCTATCAAAGGAGATACTAGTCTAAAGTTAATTACACCATCTCTATCTGTATAATAGTTATGATCTAACTTATAGAGTTCTCCATAGATACTATCTTGCATGTAAGTATGACCACCCATTGATGTAGCATAGTCACCTACAAAGTACTGCTCTTCATTGTCAATAGTAGAAGACCAAAATGACCAGATCTTTTCATCAATGTCATAGACCAAAGTAATGTCAGAGTCAGGTAAAGTAAGAACATACCAACTATGTCCATTAAACTTAATACCAAACCCTGAACAAGTAGCACAGGTATCTGTGTCCAAGTATTTATCTATGTATTGATTAGATACTTTAAGAGGAGAAATACCATTAAGAATATAAACACCTTTACCAGCTGTGTTTGATTGACCCACCCACGCTACGGTCTGTTCAAACTTAGCAATTGAATTACCATTAGCACAACCTATTTCTAAGTTAGCTGAGGCATTCGGTAGTAAAGGGGAACCTGTAGATGCTCCAGAGTCATAGAAGAACTGAGTAGACCACTGGTTAAAAGCAACAATATAGTTAAGATGGCTAGTAATACCTGTAGCTAAATCTGGTTGGCTATTAGATGAAATGTAATTAAGAGCATTCCATGAGGTAGGGTCTCCAGAGTTCGAAGTATAGATACGACCTTCTGTAGTCATAACTGCTACATATGTATCAAGATAACCAACACCTGGTACTAGGGTTGTAGGAAAGTAATTAAGTACACTGGTAGCTGTAGCTGCAGTACCTGCCCATGTAAGAGTAGCAGTACCATTAGCAGCAGCTCCTGATGTATGAGTAGGAGCAGTAGTACTTGTAGTACCTGCAGTAGTTACTGTATAAAGATAACCACCACTTGTAATCTGAGCATTTATAAGGTAAGCAGTTGAAGCTGCCCAAGCAGTACCAATTGTAATTGTAGGAGGTGTTACATACCCTGAACCAGCATTAACAATGGTAATACTAATTATAGAAGTAAGATCAGCATCATAGACAGCAGTACCTGTAGTAGTGTCTAAAGTAGGAGAAGCAGAGAAGACTACAGCTGGAGCTGATGTATAACCTGAACCTGGAATATTAATGTTAGCTTCAATTGTTTGAGTATTAGTAAGTTGATCTAGACCAGTAGCTGTACTGTACACATAACCATTAGTTTGATTGTGCAAGAACAAATAATTATTATTAAATGTTGAAGTCCAACTAATAGGTTTAACTGCTCCTGCAAGACTACCTAAAGAAGTAGATACTCCTGATGTGTTCTTGTACACAGCATTATTAATACAATTAAATAGACTGCTTTGATAAGCAAAGACACCTTGACCTATACCTGTAGGTAGAACAGGAGCTACAGTAACACCTAGAAGACCAGGACGTTTAATAACTTGGTCTGCCTCTTTATAGGCATTAACCATCTTAGCATCCTTAAGAGGATCTGCTTTACGACTCTGTATAGGAAATGTTAAAGGTAGTCTAACGGTAGGCATGCTGATTCATCCGAACATCTGGTTGGAAGAAAGTACTATTGTACTCAGTATCCCAAGCAGCTAATCTATCTTTATATGAATTCGATCTAGATATTATAGCAGAAATTCGTTCAGTTGTCAAGCCATATTCTGAAGATAATTCAGCAGCTAGACCCCAACGTAAGGACTGGTACCATTCTGCAGGAAAATCAAATGTTTGATTAGCACCAGTAATATCTTCAATAGGACGTTGAACATTCAAATGAAGCTCATAAGTCGTAGCTGTAGAAGAGTTTGGAGTTAAGAATACTTTTACGATTCCGTTTACAACATATGGTTTGTAGTAGACAGAGTTCACAGCACCTTCACTGAACTTAGAACCTAGGATATTGTACTCTTGTTCAGAGATCAAAGTCATAGGCATGTCAATGTATGGACTTACTGATGTGTTACGTAAGAAAGCTTGAATCAAACGTAGAGGCTTATTAGTAACTAAATCATTACCAACTGCTGGTCCAAGAGTGTACGAAGTCTTGTTAGCAACTAGAGGAAGAGTAATCTCTGTAGTTGTCCAAAGTTTGATACCATCTGTCATCCAGTCCTTAATCAACATGTTAAGAACTAGACTAGCATTTTCAATAGCAGTAGGACTAGGAGTAGCACCTTCTTCAAGAACACCTAATAAGCGTAGTGAAGCAGAGATAATATCATTTCTAGTTACTGAGAAACTTGTGGTTCCTGATGTTGCCATTTTACAATCCTTTAAATAAGTTCTATTTCTTCAGTGAAAGGTACATCCGTTCACCTATTACGAACGACATGCAGGCCCCTGAGAGGTCCAATAAAATAAAAGTGATACTCTGCTCTACGCTAGGAGTAAAAACAGCTGCAATCGTTGCAATCCAAATAAGAGTAATTGCTGCATATCTAAAGATAGCACGAACATCTGTTACCCATTGATGAGGTTCACCTGCTGGTTTATCTATCTCAGCTAGAGCTTTTAATCTATCAGTCTCTGCTACCATCAACTTAATACGTTCATCTACATTCTGTGGAGTACCACCAGCTCCTTTTGAGAACTTAGCAAATAGACCACGAACACCATCAGTTAGTGCTGGAACAACAGCTGGTAATAACAGAGATAATAGACCGCCCATATTATAATCCTTTTGTATACGTTGTAGTGTCACCATTACGATGAGCAGTTAGAACTTCTCTACGCATCTTAGGGTCAAATGAAATATGAACCCAAGTACCTTCAAATATTAATTGATCAAACTTAATGTCACTTCTAGCTAGAACATTAGCAATAGTATAAGGAGTATGACCTGAAGCAGTAAAGTCCACAGCATATCCAAATAGATGTGCAGAAGTCTTAGAGCCACCCACAGCTTTATTAACTTCTGGAGAACGATAACCACTATTTACTTTAATAGCTACATTACCTAGTACTTCCCGAACTTGTTCCATATAGAATGCAGTTGTACGAAGTACTTCTAAGATTGCATTAGATGGTGAATTATCTAAAGGTTTATTAGTAACTGTTAATTCTTCAAGAGTAAAGTGAGGGGATAGTTTCACTTAGTGTCCTATCATTACACGAGATACATAGGATAATACTGCACCAATTAATGAGGCAATCATCATACCAGCCCAAAAGCCACCACGACCCTTATTAGCTAAGGCAAGGAGTTCTTCAAGTGTAACTTCCATCTTGTCTATCTTTTTCTCTAGGGCAGCCACAGTAGAGACTAGTTTGCCATATTCCACTGGATCTATATTTATCATTTTATTATATCTTTCTTTTAAATTATTATTAGTATTACTAATGAACCTATAATACCACCTAGCGTGGTCGCTACCCAATCCCAAACATCACTTGTATGACCTGTATTATGAGCATCATACGCTTCTTTGGCAAATGCTAATATTGCCATAATAGCCACCCCTGCG